CGACACCGCCATTGGCAAAGCCGGCGTCGGTGCGGTCATACACCGCCGCCATGCCACGCTGGTTGAAGTCCTCAAGGAACGTGCGCGCACCGGGCTGTTTGACCACTTCCTGCCGGTTCACAAACTCGCCGCGGTGCACGGTGCCTGCGGGCTCATACTTGCCGCCATGGCCGGTGTAGCCGCCGTCGCTAAATCCGGCCGTGACTGATCGGATATTGCCGATGATGCCGACGCCCTCAGCGAACGCTTGCGCGATCAGCGGAATGTTCTGCGGCCAGCCCTTCGCGGCGGCTTGGCTGATATCCATGTACATGTTGACGCTGGCCTGCGCGATCGCCGCGGACTTGCTCAGCGCGAACGCGGCACGGTACGCCTTGCTCTGCTCGCCATAGCCCTGCTTGATCGCATCGGCGGCGGCATCCAACGAGCTAGTGATGCCCAGCATCATCACCTGCTGGCGCGCGGTGTCGATCTTGGCCAGCTCGGTGGCGTGTGCCGTGGCCAAGGCTTGGCTTTTGTCGGCGAACGCTTGATCCGAATCGAGCGTGGCGGCGTGCCACTTGTCCAGCGTGTCGAGCTGCTTTTTATAAGCCTCTTCCAGCGCCTTGTGCTGCGCATCGAGCTTGTCCAGCTCGCCGAACGGGCCGCCAACGGTCGCATCTACACCCTTGTACTCGGGCAGCTTGGGCAGGTTCTGGTTGAGCACCAGCGCGGTGGTGTCGTGGTATTCCTGCGCAGTGATCGTTCCCTTTTTCAGCTCATCGTTCAGCTGCTTGAGGTGGGCCAGCGCCTTGCCGAAATCCACGCCGTTGACGTCTTTCAAACTGTCGCGCAACTTGACGAACGCCTCGCGGTCCTTGTCCGCGATCTTGTCCAGCGCGGCACCGCGCGCGGCGCCATACAGCTGAATCAGCGCGTCACGCTGCGCGTTGATCGCCACGACGTTGGCGCCCCTCTCGGTCTTGGCTTTGGCCGCGAGTTCATTGGCCTTGGTGACTTCGTCGTTGTACGTGACCCACACCTTGGCCACCGGATCAAGCGCGCCCTGTTCGTCGCCCAGCAGCTTGATCAGGTCAGCGTGCGCTGCCGCGGCTGCCTTCTGCTGCGCGGCGTCGCTCTTGGCCTTGGGTTTCTTGTCGATATCGGCCATCAGCGTGTCGTACAGACCGCCGCTAAAGCTGGCGCTGCCATCAACGCCGAGCACGCGCTGCACGCCGCTGAGCTTGGCGTTGTTCGGATCCGCGCCGGCCCACAGATCCTCAAAGTATTTATTCAGCTCCTTGATCTTTTCCTTTTTGCCGTACGCCTTGTCGATGCTGGCCGCCAGGCGATCGAGGCCCGCATCGGCGGTGACGGCCTTGTCGTTGAGCTGGGCGTGCGTTGCGGCGTCGTCGGCATCCTGCTGGGCCTTGGCGATCTTGGCTTGCAGCGCCTTTAGCTTGGCCTCGTCGGCATCACTCCACGTGGCACGCGTGCCTGGCATCTTGGACAGGGCCGAATTGAGCAGCGGCGTGAGGCCCGTGCCGGCGCCGCCGATGCTGGCGAGCGCACCACCGACGTTGTTGGTGCCGCCCTCCTGCGCACTCAACTTTTTGCCGAGCAGCGCATACATGGTGGTTTGATCGTCGGCAGTCCCCAGCACCAGCGACGCGCCGGTTTTCATCTGCTCCCACGCACCGCCAGCGGACTTCTTGACCTTGTCCCACATCGCCGCCAGCCCGGACAGCTGGGTATCCATCTGCTCGATGCGTTCCTGCGCGGCACGGTGGAACACCTCGGCGGCCACGTCCATCGCCGCCTGCGTGTCGCCTTCCTGCTCCAGCGCCTTGATCTGGTCATAGATGCTGGTGGTCAGAAAGTGATATTGATCGTTGGCTTTGAGCGCACTGGCTGCCGTGCCGTCAAACATCTTGAGCACGTCGGCGGTGGCTTTATCGGCGCTCTGGCCGGTGAGCGCGGCCATGTCGACCGCGGCCTGCCCCATCGCACCCAGCGCTTGACTGCCGACCTTGCCGCTGGCCACCAGCTTCATGAGCACCGCACGTGAGGCGCTGAGGCTGCCATTGGCGGTGGTGACGCCACTGGCCAGCTTGTCGATCTCTCCGGTGGTAGTGCCGGCATAGTTGCCGGTTGCGGCAATCGACTGGTTGAGCTTGTCGTTTTCCGTGGCCACCTGCTCGGCCGCCAGCACGAACGCACCGAGCGAGCCGACCACCGCACCGATCGCCAGACCCAGCGGACTGAACAGCACCGACATCAGGCCGGCTTGGCTGGCCAGCGTCATGCTGGTCTGCCCGAGTCGGTTCCACTGACCGGTCGACAAATCCTTGATCAACCGTCCCATTTCAATGCGCGTCTGCGCCGTGTTGAAGTTGAACGTGTGCATGGCGGTCCCGGCGCCCGTGATGGCCACCCGGTTCTGGTCGATGACTGACTTAAAGCGCGTGTAATCGTCCAGCCCGACCCCGCCCGCTTTGCGCATGGCGTTCAGCGACTGCTCTTGTGCGTCGAGCTTGGCCAGGGCCTTTAGGGTTGGATCAATCTGCGCCGCAAGCTTCGCCATCTCCGAGCGTTCGGCAGCGATGCCAGCCGCCGCACCACCGGTGCCGGCGGTGGTGGCCATGCGCGAACGGTAGGATGCCAGCGCATCGCTGGCACGCTTTGCCGCGGCAGCCTGATCGTCGAAACTCCGGATGGTGTTGCGCGCGGTTTCGGCCGCACGCTCGGCCTGCGATCGCGCCGACTCCTGCACCTGCGCCTGCGCGCTGGTGGCCTGCACCATCTTCTGTATGCGGGCGCTGGCTTGATCGGCACTTTCTCCCACCGCATCGGTGGCGGCCTTGGCGCCGCCGATGCTGGTGGACAGGCCGTCCATGCCCTTGACGGCCTCCATCAGGTCCGCCCGGACACGCAATAGCAACTCGTAATCTTGGACGGCCATCGTGGATGTTAATCCTTCAAGTGCGCGATGTATTCAGTGGCTGCTTTGCCGCCTACATGGGCGGCCGCCATATCCGTGACGCGTGCCCGACGATCGCGACGCTCTTTACGAAGCGCCGCGTCGTAGAACAGCATCAGCTGCCGCTGGGTGTATCCGGTGAGGCTTCGTGCGTCGTGTCCGGCGGCGGTGAGGGTGGCGAAGATGTCCGCCCAGCGAGTTCGCGCACCTTTCGCAGCTTGACGCTGAGCAGGACGCGTCGCAGAAAAAAATCCGCGTTCACTCCCCACCACAGCATGTGCAGCGCTTCACCATCGTCGGCATTCAACCCGCCCACCCATTCCACCGGCTGATCGCAAGCGATCGCAATCAGTTCCATCACCCCGTCGGCGTTGTCGCTAAAGGCCGCCCGCAGCGAATCGAAATCGTGAAGGTCGCGATTGAGCGCAATGCCGGTCATGGCATCGCTGAGCGCGGCGATCAGCGCAAAGTGCCGCAGGCTTTCCGCGAAGCTGTATTCACGCATCACCACCGCCTTGCCGGCGATGGTAGTGGTGCGATCCGGCAGCAGGATGGCGGCGTCCAGCGCGCCATCGGTGTTATCGGTCGGTGTAGTCATCAGGGCGCCACGGCCTGCGTGATCTGCGAGATCGCGCCGAACTGACCCAGCGCACCGGTGGACGGCTTGCTGCTGTCGAGCAAGATGCCGCCACTCACCTGCATGCCGGTGACGTCGTTGCCGCTGCTGATCAGCGCCAGCTCTTGCAGCGGATCGGTGGCGACCTTATACAGATCGACCAGCACGGGCGCGTTGCCCTCGGCCAGGTTGAGGCCCTCATAGCGCACGGCCACGTTGGGTTGAGCAGCGGTGAACATGCCAACCGACTTTCGCGCGCCGTACGTATAGGCGGCCTTGAGCGGTTGCGTATAGGTGCCGACACTGACCAGGCGGCAGCGACCAAAGCCGGGATCTTCCACCACGTAGTCGGTGCCTTGCACCAATGTTTTCGGGGTCGCGGTGCTGTCCGTAATCACGACGCTGGCCACGCCGGGATTGGCGAGGTAGAACACATCGCCCGCGACCAGGCCCGCCGGCAGGGCTTCGGCGGCGGCGGTACCGCCGGCCTGCACCTGCGTGGTGCCAAACAGGGACAGCGCCAGGTTGTCGGCATCGATCTGGTTCACCGTCATGTCGAGCGTGGCGGTTTTTTTGGTCGGAAACGAACGCGTCTGCGAAATCTGGCCGCTGTAGCTTTCGTTATGCTGCACCTTGTCCACGCTGAGCTTGATGCTCAGCGCGCTGACGTCACCGATCCAGCGCCATTTGCCCAGCACACCGGTGACAGCATCGCGCAAGGCGATGGAGACGCGGCCTTGGCCGTAGTAATAGGTTTCAGGATTGGGCATGGTCGTGCGCTCCGATGGTCGTGTGCGGTTTGGTCAACGTGACTTTCATGGGGTGCGTCCGAGCAGGCGCACCTGCTCGCTCTGCAAAGTGCGGATGGCGAAATCCACGAGGCGCTCGGGGCGGCGGCCGTGCTTGAGCATCTGGCCGACGCTCGGGCCGTACACGCCTTGCAGCGGCAGACGCTTGGCGCCGCTGCGCTCGAACACCAGCAGCGCACCGTTTTTGCCGCGGGCAATGAAGCTGTCGGCATGGACGGTAGGTGCGGCGCCGCGCTTGATGGCGAATTTGGCCCCCAGCATGGAGTCGCCGCGCAACCTGCGCCGGTAGCGAATGGCGGTGAAGTGGCGGCGGCTGCTGGTGGCGACCAGACCGCTGCCGGTGATCCGGCTCCAGGTGGCGCCGAACTGGATGGCGTTGATGCCGCGCGCCTTGCCCACCAGGCTGATGCCATCACTGCTGACGCGCGTGTTGAGCCCATCGGCGATGCGTCCGGCGAGAAGGTTGTACTCGGCGCCGATATCGCGCTTCGCCTCGGTGGGCAGCTTGCGCTGGACGGTGCTGATCGCGCGTTTCTGTGCCAGCAGGATGCGCGCAGGGATCTGCTGCATCTCCTGCATGGCGTCCAGCGCGCCGGTCAACTCCACGGCGAAGCGGGTGTAACGGCTCATCGGAAATACCTCGCCACGACGCGCGCCTGCGCAGCGATCACCGCCGCACCTTCGGGCCGGTCAAGGATGGCGATATCCGCCACGTGCATCGCCGTGCATTGAAGGGCACCCAGCACCACTGGCTGCTTGGCGAAATTCGCCACGCACATTTCAATATCTTCAATAACGCTGTGAATCTGCTGCTGCGCATCGTCCAGATCGGTGCCGATGATGCATTCCAGTAGGATGGTGAAATCACGCACCGGCTTGCCCGGCCGCTCGCGATCGAGGCCGGGGCCAGTGATGGATTCGTTGTAAATCATCAGGCCGAGTGCATCGGCACTCGGACGCTGGCCATCGGTGACCCAGATGTTGGCACCCACATCGGTGAGGTAGCCTTCGGCCACACGGATGGTGGCAAGCTGTGTCTGCAGTGCGGTGATCACTGCCCAACTGCGCGCCATCTTAACCATGCATCACCACCACCACGACGATGCCATCGTCGCTGGCAATTTCTTCCACCTTGCGGGTGCCGCCACGCACGGTGAACGTGTCGCCGCGCTGGGGCTGCCACTCGGCCTTCAGCATGCCCAGCACGCGCTTGTTACCGACCACGCGGCCGTACTGGCCCATGTCCTGCACGGCATCGTCAACAAACAGGGTCAGCGATACCGGATCGGCTTCGCCGCGCACGACGGTGCCCGGCTCGCCCAGTTCGGCGAGCAGATCGCTGTGCATGGCGGCGAAGTCGCTCAACACGGTTAGGCCGCAACCACGGTGCCGAAGCCGGGCGCGATCAGCACACGGGCGCTGGTATCGACTGCAGCCGCGTCGGCTTCCACCACGATGCCGGCATTGGCCACGTCACCGGCGACACCGGCGCCGACGATGAATGCCTTGTCCGCCACCGACCAGGTGACGCGGGATCCTTCCGGCATCGCGGTGCCGGCTTTCTTAGGCAGGGTAAATACGCCGTTGGCCAGCATGGTGCCGGTGGCACCGATGGCAATGGTCGTGGCGGCCACGGCAATCAACGCACCAGCGACAATCACATCGTTGACGTTGATGGTGGCGCCACTGTGGTTGGTGTGGTCAAGCGCGTCGCCTGGCTTGCGGTATCGCGTGGTCATGGAATCTGCTCCGAAGTAGGAAAAGGTGTGCCGTGGTGGCGCGTGCGATTACTGGCCCGGGTTCTTATAAGCACCGCGCCAGCCCACGGCAGCCACGCCGTAACGGTGAACGGCTTTCCACGCCAGACCATCGGTGCGGAAATTGGTGTCCTGTTGCAGCGTCGGCGTGCTGACACCATCCAGGAAGCCGACTTCGAACACCGGCTCCATGGCCGCATCCGCAAACGCGTACCAAGCCGTGCCACTTAAGCGTGGTGTGTCCACCACGTCACGGAACAATCCACGCACGCGGTTCGGCACCTGGAACTTGTTACTGACGTTGACGTCGTACTGCGCTTCGTTGAGGATCAGGGCATCCCCACGCAGCGCGGTCGGCCCGAGCCACACCGCCGGGCGAATGTCGAGGTAATCGTTACCGGCCAGGTCCATCTGCTGCGCCATTTGCTGGGCCGCCGCATCGAAACTGGTGACCGTCGGCGCCGCCGCCGTCGTGGCGACATTTTTGTGATCGGCGTGGAACAGCGGCTTACCATCGTTCATCAGCGGACCGGCGCCACCGTTTATCGCAAACAGGGCATAGACGTCCTTTTCAATCGTGCGGCCCGCGGCTTGACCTAACGCCGAAGCGATGCGCGTGATCGCACCGAGATCGTCATTGATCAGCACTTCGGGCGTGATCTCCAGAATGCGCCCCTTGCGCTTCGCGGTGATGCTTTCCTTCGCGCCGTCGCCCAACACACCGTTCTCGTATTCACCGGCTTCGTTCACCTCTTTGAGGTCGGAGAACGAGCTCAGGTGATAGCGGTTGTGCGGACGGTAGTCGGAGAGCGTCCCGGTATCGCAAAACCGCGTCCACGTGAACGGCGCGGTGTTGTAGCCACCGACCAGAATTTTGTTCAGTACGTTTTCCAGCAGGACCGGAAAGTCACCGGTGGTTTGCGCACCGGAGGCCAGCACGGCGCGCGCCATGTCTTCACGACTCATGGGACGCGTGTTGACGCCCGCACGCACCAGCATCTGCTCGGCCATGCCGATCAGCGTGGCGCGTGCAAACGGATTACCTTGCCGCGCACGCTCGGCGTCCGCACCTTTCAGCACGCCCGCACGTGCCAGGAGGATCTGCTCGCCAGCGCCGCGCAACTTTTCGTTTTCGGTCGTGCCCATCTCGATGTGTATCGTGGCGCCCGCCGGCTCAGCAGCACCGCCGAGAATCGGCAGCAAGCTCGCGCGTACGCTGTCGACGGTGGCCGAGGGATCCGCCAACGCGGCGGTATACAGCGCACTCACTCCCTCGCGGCGCATGTATGGCTCCAGCACGGCCTTGATTTCATCGTTGCGGCTGCGCAGCGCGGCGTGGACGTCGGCGACGGAAGCGGCCACACCGCCGCCACCTTCGCCACCGTCCGCGCCGAGCTTGTTGCGGAAGCCCGCGGCAAACAGCTTGCGAAGTTTCATATCTACGTCTCCAGAGTCGGCCGAGGTGGCCGTAATGAGTGCGGCCATCAAGGCCTGTTGACCGCTGGCGGATGCCAGCGCCTGTCCAAGGGATTGCGCATCGCAGCCCGCCGGCATGCGCATGCGCGGCTTGGCCTGTTCGGGCAGCGCGGCCGGATGGCGCGCAGCGGCGGCGACGGCGATCTGCTTGATGTGATCGGGCGCACCGGCCAGCAGGCGGTGGACGCCCGCAGCACGAGCGCTCGCTTTCTGGTTGTCCGTCTCGTTGCCAAGGTCGGCGGTGGCGTCGACCAGCGCGTCAGCGAACCCCTCGGCGACCGACTGCTCGCCGGTGTAGTAGTGGTCCTCACCATCCGACAGCAGCGCCAGCATGTCGGCGCTGGGCTTGCCCGTTTTACTCGCATAGGCGCCAGCCATCGCCTGGGCGTAGGTGTCCAGCACGTCGGCCATGACGCGCATGTCCTGCGCATTGCCCTGCGCGACGCCCCACGGCGCGTGGATCATCAACAGCGAGGTGGCAGGCATCTGAATCTCATCGCCCGCCATCGCGATCAGGCTGGCGCTGGACATGGCCACGCCGTCGACGGTGACCACCACGCGAGCCCGGTGCCGCTTGAGCGCGTTATAGATGGCGATGCCATCGCTCACGCTGCCGCCGTAGCTGTTGATGCGCACGTTGATCTGCGTGGTGTTGGCCGATAGCGCCTGCAGCTGCTGCACCACGCTCAGCGCAGTGACCGACTCGCCCCACCAGCTGTCGCCGATATCGCCATACACCAGCAACTCGGCCTCGGTGGTATTAGCGATCGGGCGCAGCACCATCAGCGGGCGGATCGTGGGCACGTTGCCATCGGCAGTAGCGAATACACCGGAAAAACAGACGCTCGGCGAGCTGGCCGCCATCTGCCCGGCGATGGCACGCGAGATGGAGTGTTTACGCATGGGCTGTGGCCTCGGGAGTGGCGACCTGTTCCGGCGCGTCGTCGGCCGGTGGTGGCTGCTTTTTGTAGGTGGGCTGCGCGGTGGGCGCGTCTTGGGTGACGATGCCGGCGGCCTTGAGGTCGGCCTGCCATTTGCCCTGACTGCGGATCACGTCGGCCGGGTTGCGGCCTTGCCGTTGTACGATCTCGGCGCCGCTGATGTAGCAGCGGTCTTCCTGCATCTGCCAACCGGTGACTTCTTTAATCGGGTCGATCCACGGCATCACCGGCGGCATGTACACGGCATGGCTGAGCTGGGCGAAGCTCATGCCCTTAACCGGCTTGATCAAGCCGCCAGCGAGACACGCGGCGACAAAGCGGCGATAGACTTCACTGGTGCACTGATCAATGAAGGCCTGACGCAGCACGCCATACGCGGCATCTTGCTCGACCAGCTCCTGCCGCTGCGCGCTATAGGTACCGTTGTAGTTTTTGCTGGCACTGCTGTTGCTGACGTCGGTACCGCACGCCACCGCGCGGATCTGGCCGTCGCGCCAGTTCACTGCGTTCGGGTTCGGGCGGTTGCTGTCGATGGTTTCGACGGACTCGCCCGGCAGCAGATCGTCAAAGATCATGCCCGGGGCAAAGTTCATGCTGCGCGGCTGGCCCGCTTTTTCGGGCTCGTAACACTGAGCGTCACCTTTCTTGATGACGGCGGCCATGCTGGCCGCGATGCGCGCGGCGATGCGTTCGCTTTCCTCGTAATCTTTCAGGTCATCGAGGCGAGCCAACACGCTCGCGAACATGCTGACGCCACGGCGCTGACCAATGCGGTCCACCAGCTTGATGTGGCCGACGCGATCGGTAGCCAGACGTTTAAGCGTGGGCATCGCCACGAACGGGTCGCCGGGGTGCTGCTTGTAAAACCAGTAGCCCTGCGGCTTGCCCCATGCATCAATCTCGATACCTTGGATGATGTTTTTCTGACTGTCGTTGTAGTCGATCGGCAGCAGGTCGGGTTCCAGCAGTTCCAGCGAAAACGGCACGCTGGTGCCGTGGCTGAGCTTGGGCACCGAGCCCTCCAGGTATTGCCACAGGCCTTCGCCATCGCGAAACCACGTGCGCGCCATCAGCTGTTCGGCACGCGCGCGGTTCAATTCGCCGGTCACTTCCGGCTGCAGGCTCCACTGCTGCCACAGCTCGTCGAGCTGCTTTGCCACGCCCATCAGGACGTTACCCTCGGCATCACGCGGCTGCGGCTGTACGCCGATGCCGGTGGGGCCGACCACGTTGCGCACTAGCGTGTTGAGGATGCCGCGGCTCAGGTCGTGGTTGCGGTCGAGGTTGCGCGCCATGTCGCGCAGTTCCCGATGTGCCAGGCCGGCCACGTTGTTGCCGCTGCCAAAGTCACGCTGCCGCTTGCGCAGGCGCGAGTGGCTCACCGCATCGTAGGCGTTGCCGTAGGCTTGCGCGCGCAGGCGGCTCTGCGCGCGACTGGCCGCCCACGAGGGCGACAGCGCGAAAATCGCGCGCTCGATAAGTGCCGGTTTTTTCGCCGCGCTCATCAGCCGCGCCACGGGTAGTCACCCTCGCCGCCCTCGGGCGCCATGGGCATACCGGAAAGGTTGGCCAGCGAGACGCCAGCCCGTCCACCACCGCCAGACTCAGCGGCAGCCTTGCGCTCCCACTCACGGCGCCCGGCTTGCACTATGGCCAGATCTGCGCGGGATAGCTCGCGATCACCCCAGCGGTATTTTTGACCGCGCAGGATCGCCGACTCGGCGGCGAGGTAACTGGCAAGCATGTCGGAGGCCGTGGACATGCCCGCAAGGATCGCGGGTGTGGTGTGCCATGGTTACCGGAAAGGTGGCACACTTTGATGCATGTCCTGGCTGACGGGTCTCTGCAGCTAGGCGCGCACCGCTTAATCCAAGCTCATAATTCAAAGGGGAGATCAGCGTATGTCGAAGGGAAGTGACAGCCTCACCAAGCAGGTATTTGTCGCGTACGCTTACAACCTCTACGACACTCGTGACTACCGTAAGGTCTTTACTTCTCTCGAAAAGGCGTTTGGGATCAAGTTCATCTTTGCTGATGAAAAGATCACGAACATGCACATTTTGCAAAGATCATCAGCTACATCAGAGGCTCAGACTTCGCGCTCTTCGATATCTCGGCCTGGAACCCGAACGTGACCATGGAGCTCGGTATCGCCCTCGCGTTGTCAGAAGATTGGTACATTTGTTTCAATCCAGAGAAAACTGACGTAAAAGAAGTCCCTAGCGATATTCGCGGCCTTGATCGTATTCAATATACGAGTTTCAGCGAGCTAGAAGACAAGCTCACAGGCTTGCTTGATCAATGGTACCCACGCAGCACGCGCACAACCGTCGACGATTACTTCGCAAAAGCCACCACGGACGTTCGCGATCTGCTTACCGCCAAGCCAGGATTGAGGGTAAATGAAGTCGCGGAAATTCTTGGGATGAACCTGCGGATGGCACAAGTCGTGGTTGGTCAGCTAATGACCGATGGCAAACTCACCGTTGAGGGAAAAACGCGAGGTGCTCGGTACTCAGTGGTATGAGTATCTGTCCGCAGCATATTCGAGCCCTGCTCTCTTCCCACACGAACAGGTAGCAGACTTGTTGCCCGTGCCAGATGAGGCAAAACCAGTTACTTTTCGGCAGCAGCATGGCGCTGCCCAGTAATTCGTCCCAGCGGATGGTTATGGCTCCGCATAACTTAGGCGTCAGGTCTCTCTTGCAATGACCAAGTATTATCCACCAACGTTCAGGGCGAAGCAGTTCAACTGTGTGCATTGCGGCGTGTTTGCTGCCCAATTCTGGAGGAACTTCTTTTATAACGATCCCCGTACTACGGGCTTCAGCACAGAGAAGGCCCTGACGTATTGCGTATGCGCGCACTGCGCGCAGCGGAGCTATTGGTACGAGGGACGCATGATAGTCCCTGGAGAGGCTCCGGTCCCTCCCGGTCATTCTGACATGCCGGAAAAATGCTCGGCAGACTACGACGAGGCTAGAAATATTGTTGCCGTTTCGCCCCGCGGTGCAAGCGCGATTCTTAGGCTTACACTACAAAAACTGATGGTCGAACTTGGCGAACAAGGTAAAAATCTCAACGACGACATAGCAAGCCTAGTGACGAAGGGACTTCCTGTATTGGTACAGCAGGCGCTCGACTTCTGCCGCGTTGTGGGTAACAACGCAGTTCATCCCGGTGAGCTTGAGATCACGGATACTCCTGAAATTGCGCACAATCTATTCGAGATGGTGAACTTCATCGTTGAGGATCGAATCGCCAGACCAAAGCAGATCCAGGCTCTATATGCCAAGCTGCCGCCTGGTGCGCTCAGGGCAATCGAGAAGCGTGACGAAGACAAGACCTAATTAGCCGCTCAAGCAGACCGTGCGGAACGAAGTTTTCGGTGAAATCATCTGCTGCGGCACCGACGAAGGCCTAGCTTAGGCGTTAGGTACAACGGTTGGTCTTTACAGCACGCAGCTGGCGGGCACAGCCGTCGACTAACTCGCCGCTGACGGACATCCGAAAGATGATCAGGGAAGGCTCTTGCTTAGGTCTTTTACGAAGATCGTGGCCACGTGATAGCCGTCAGCATGCTTTGGGTCTTCGTCTGGAATGTCGTGTATTTCATGCACAACGCCAACGACTTCATAGACGTGATGCGGTTCGTCACCGTTTTTCGCGTCAACGAAGGAATGGAACGTAATGCGATCCCCGTCGCGGGGCAGGCAGCCAAGCTTCACCCGATAGTAAGCGCCATTCTTCGACTTCTTTGATCAGTGCTTTAAAAGTACTCATTGGTCCATCCGATAGTCGAGTAGAGCTCGCAGGAACTAGACATGCGCGCGTTTGCAAATGGCATGATACTGCAAGCATCCTGCGACCGTTCGGAGTAAAAGACGCCATGATGCTTTTGTACCTTATCGAGCTCGCTGGCCGCAGCATTGTTACGGCATTGTCTTTTTTAACTGGCTAAGCGCACGGTAGAACGTGCTTCGACTGATGTCGAAGTCCCTCAATATCTTCTTGATTGACACCCCGGCATTGCGCGCAGCAAGGATCTCCTCAACTTTGCGCGGCATGTAACGCTGCGGAATATACAGCTCGCTTCCGCCATACTGCTGCTGCAAGTGGCGCACCGCGGGTGCCGCATAACGGCTAGCCTCATCGAACGAAAGCCCAAGCGATTCCTGCAGCGCGACGGCCAGCTCATCTTGCAGCGCATCGGCGGCGTTGAATTGCCTGGTCATCGGCGGCTCAACCAGTCAGAAGATGCGAAAGGGTTATTGCTGCCGCGTACAGGCAAGCCGGAGGACGAACTTTCGCGAGGTTCAAGCGGCGTTTGAACGTGGGAGATTTGCAGACCCTTATCAGGCCCCTCTTTTTGAGCCAGACGAACCTCGCGCGTATCCCAATCCAACTTTGTCAGACGGTGCAAGCGCAATTCAGGATGATGGGCCGCAGCGTACGCGTACACCCACGTGTCGAGCGGCTCATTGCGAGGGCCACCGCGCTTCTCGAATCGGTTTTTGCTCGGGTTGTAGGTTTCGGATACCAGACCGGCGAAGTATTCCGACGGCAGATCCTCGCTGAGGTGCACCAGGCGCGCATCAGCCGGCTTTTCCGCGTCGGTGCTTAGGCGGCTGTAGAGTAAGTGCTTCACGGCCACGGTGCCGACGTGATAGATGGTGACACCGCGCTTGTCGTATTGGCCGCGCCAGTTGACGTCTTGAAGCTTGCCTTTGCTGAGCACCGGCGCATTGTTGTTGACGGCGCCAAAGATGACCATCGGCCGGCGGATGCGACGCGATCGCACGAAATGCTTCACTGCCTCGGTACGGTGGCCACCGCCGTCGATTGCCGTGGCTTCCACGCGCAGCACACCATCGCTGGCGTGTTCCATTGGACGGTTGAGCAGATCGGTCAGGTCGTCCCACACCTTGTCCTCGGCCGGATCGCCGGGCAGCTCGATGTAGTCGAGCGTCCAACTGGCCAAGCCCCGGCCCCACCCGATGATGTGAACCGCGAGGCGGTTGTCCTGCGTATCGACGCCAGCGGTGATGGCGAGCACACCGAGCTGCGCGCTACGCAGTCGATAGGGTTCTGCGCGATCGGCGACGACGTTGTGCTTGACCGCACGCATCGCCGGATCCTCCCAGGCTTCGGCCAGGCGGTCGTTGACGAAGGTCTTGAGTTTGGCCGGGTCGTTCTGCGCATCGCGCCACATGTTGGCCAGGTCCAGCCATCGAGGACCAAGGCCGATGGAGTAGTACAGGCAATTCAGCGTGTATCCACGCACCTTGCGCTCGGGGTACGTGGGCACCCAGCGACCGGCGGCGATCATGGCCGTCTTGTGGTGCTCGTCGATGCAAACGCCGCACTCGCGACAGACGTACCAGCACTGTCGGCCATCCGGCGCCCAATGCAGACCGCTCCACTCGAACGGCTGCTGATGCCCGCAGTCGGGACAGGCCACGTGGTAATAGCGCTGGTCGCTGATTTCCCATTTCGCATCGATACGACTGATGCCCTTAATGCCCGGCGTGCCGATGTAGAGGCGCTTGTAGGTGGCAGGGAACGCCGAAGTGCGGCCGTCGAGCATGGCGGCCGGATCGTCGCCGCTGGTGAGGTTCGCCGCGAAGTCGTCGAACTCGTCGACGATCAGCGTGCGCACGCTGGTGGACTTCAGACGGCTCGGGCTGCCGGCGTGCTCGAGGTAGAGCTGACCGCCAGCGAAGTCCTTGAAGGTGCGCGTGTTACTGCTGTCGCGGCTGGCCACGCTGGTGAGCGCGCGCTGCGCCGCCGGCGTTTCCTCGAGCATCGGGTTGAGCTTCTGCGCGACCCACTTGTTCATGCTCACTTCGCCGGGGAGGCACACCATGATCGGACCCGGGTTGTGGTCCATGGTGTAGCCCAGCACGTTGATCGCGGTCTCGGTCTTGCCGTCCTGAATCGGGAACTTGAGTACGGTCTCCTGCACCGAGCTGCGTGCGCTCATGCAGTCCATCGGCTCGCGCAGCGGCGGGTTGCGATGCGTGCGCCACCGGCCCGGCTCTGCGCTGCCCTTGCTGGACAGGAACCGCTCCGCATCCGCCCACTGCGAAACAGTCACCGGCTTACGCGGGGCCAGCGAGCGGGCAATGGCCGCGGCAATGCGCGGGGCGGCAGCAGCGGTCATGGTTTAGGCCCGCTCTTCCGCGATAGCCGCGAAGGTGCGGTCGTCACTGTCCAGCACGCCCTCACCGCCGGTGTATTCCTGCCAGCGCCGCACGATGACGTCCGTGTACACCGGCGACAGCTCCACCAGGCGCGCAGCCATGCCGAGTGTTTCCGCGGCCATCAGCGTGGAGCCGGATCCACCAAACGCGTCGAGCACGATCGCGCCGGCCTTCGCGTTGTTCTTGAGCATGCGCGCGATCAGCGCCACCGGTTTCATGGTAGGGTGCACGTCGTTGCGCTTGGGCCGCAATTCGCGCATCACCGAATGCTCGACGTAGTCGACCGTGGCATGGCCGTCGACGATCATCACTTCCTCGCCGATAGTGATCTGCCAGCGACCATCGGGCAGACGCACGAACGGTGACTCGCTGGACCCCACGTTGGTGACTGTGGTCTGCGCGCGACCACCGAACCACTTGTGCGCCGCGCCGGGCTTCCAGCCGTACAGGATCGGCTCGTGGATCCACTGGTAATCGGAGCGGCCCAGCACCAGGGCATCCTTGCGCCAGATCACCACGCCGGAAAGCTTCAGGCCAGCGGCGGTGAACGCCGAGCGGAAGTTGGTGCCCTCGGTATCGGCATGCGCCACGTAGATCGCAGCGCCGGGCTTCATGCTGCCGGCGATGGCCTTAAGCGCGGCCACCAGAAACTCGCGGAACGCGCTGTCGCCGAGGTTGTCGTTGGCGATCTTGCCGGCCTTGGTCTCGTACGCGACGTTGTACGGCGGATCAGTCCACACGGCGTCAACCAGCTCGCCCTGCAGCAGTCGCACGTAAGTGTCCGGCAGCGTCGAGTCGCCACACACAATGCGGTGACGGCCCAGGCGCCACACGTCGCCAGCACGTGTGACTGGCTTGGGTTGCACCGGCGGTACCGCATCGGGATCCGTGCCGCCCGTGGGCATGGCCGTGGCTGCTGCGAGGAGCTGGGCAATCTCGTCGTTGCCGAAGCCGGTCAGCTCCATGTCGAAATCCATGTCGCCCAGCTCACGCAATTCGAGCGCGAGCATGTCGTTATCCCAGCCGGCGTTTTCGGCGAGCTTGTTGTCAGCGATCACGTAGGCGCGACGCTGCGCCTCAGTGAGGTGGCCCAAGCGGATGCACGGCACCTGCGCGAGGCCGAGCGAGCGCGCCGCCATGACGCGACCATGGCCGGCGATGATGCCGCCAGCGTCGTCGATCAGCACCGGGTTGGTGAAGCCGAACTCGCGCATGCTGGCGGCGACCTGCGCCACCTGCTGCTCGGAGTGGGTGCGGCTGTTGCGGGCGTAGGGCATCAGGGCATCGAGCGCCAGATGTTCGATGCGGTCAGGCAGGTGCAACGTGGTCATGCAGTTTCCCGTTTGGCGATGTTGGCGAACTGGCGTGAGGTTTCATCGAGCGCGTGCTCGATCGCTTCGGCCAGGGTGGCGCGGGCTTGCGCCTCGCCGGTGATGGCGGCCAGCTGCGGGCCGAGCACATCGGGCAGACTTTCCAGGCGAGTGCGCAACGTGGCGGCGGCATGGGCCACGGCCACTGCCACCTCGTTGGCATCCATCAGCTTGCCGATGGCGACCTCATAGGCGCGCTTGGCCTCCATCGCCAGGTAACGTTCGCGCACCGCGCGAGAGGCTTGGTAGGTGCTGCCAGCGCGATCCTGCGCAGGAGCAGGCTCAGCGACAGAACGTGCAGCCTCGTGCGGGCCGCCGGCGGGTGCATCGGCGGCGTTGCCCTGCCCCGCCCCCTTGGACGCGCGCTCCGCGGCGTGGTGAGCGACGACACCGGACTTGCTCGGGTCGGCCGTATCGCGCAGGCGC